AGCATAAACATGAGTTTAAATGGAACGGATTCTATGTAGAGTCTGGTCAATTGCTTATTCGTGTATGGCAGAATGACTATGACCTTGTAGATGAAACTATTCTCTGTGCAGGAGAATGGACTAAGGTAAAACCCGGTGTTTATCACCAGTTTGAATGTTTGGAAGACAGTATCGCCTTTGAGGTGTACTGGGCAGAATTCAATCATAATGATATCGTCCGTGAAAATGTTGGATTTTTATCGTAACAGGGGGTTAACAAAGCTCCCATAAATCATTACATATAGTATGTAACTGAATGAAAGTAGTATAATGGAAAACCGTCGTATCTTCGAACACGTAGACGTAGAATTTACTTATGATGATTTGGTCACAGAGACCACTGATAATGGTCGTAAGTACGTGATCGATAAGGAAAATAAGCTTCCATCCATCACCACAGTACTATCCATCCTTACACGTGCTTCTATTGCAGCATGGCGTAAGCGTGTTGGTGCTAAAGAAGCAGATAAGATCATGCGTCAGGCATCTGGTCGTGGTACCGATGTGCATAAGATTATTGAAGACTATATCGACAACGTCGAAGACTTTGATGCTGGTTACTTCCCGCACATCATCGACAACTTCATGGATTTGAAACCAATCATTGATGAACGTATTGGCAAAATCTATGCACAAGAACAGCCACTGTACTCTACGCACCTAGGTGTAGCAGGTCGTGTAGACTGTGTGGCAGAGTTTGATGGTAAATTGTCTATCATTGACTTCAAGACCTCACGTAAGCGTAAAACCCGTAGCAAGTGCTACAACTACTTTATGCAAGAAGCTGGTTACGCTGTTATGTGGGAAGAACGTACTGGCATGCCTATCACACAGCTAGTTACCATCATGGCAGTAGATCATGAAGACCCAATCGTATTTGTCGAACAACGTGACGAATGGATCGGTAAGCTACAGGAAACTATTGAACAGTACAACCAGGAGAATCCTAAATGAATGCAGACCCGTTCGGTCCACTAGACGAAATGCTAGGCATGGGACAAAAGAATAAGAATATTTTCTCTGGAAAGTCTCTAGTTAACCAACATGACCTGTACTTGTCTGGCGAGATTAAGAGTTCAGATCAGTACACGGATTGGTTCGAACTACTGCGTTCTGCCAGTAAATCTGATATTATTAAGATTCACATCAACTGCTATGGTGGTGATCTGTTTACTGCTGTACAGCTTATGCGCTGCATCACAGAGTCCCAGGGCAACATCATTACGTCCGTAGAAGGTGCTTGTATGTCTGCAGCTACCATGATCTTCTTGGCATCAGAATCGTTTGAAGTGTCTGACCACTCTGCCTTTATGTTCCACAACTACTCTGGTATTACTATCGGTAAAGGCGGAGAGATGTACGAGCAGATTAACTTTGAAAAGAAGTGGTTTAATAAGTTAGTTAATAACATCTATAAAGACTTCTTGACAGAAGAAGAAATTAAGGACATCGAACACGGCAAAGACCTATGGCTAGACGGTGATGAAGTTGTTATTCGTCTGAAGAAGATGGGTAAGTTCGAAGTCGACAAACAGCTTAGCTTAGAATTGGGAGAAGAAGGTGAAGAGTAAAATCCTATTAGACCCCAAGATTGGATATTCTGGGTATGGAGATAGACTGGATGCTTTAGGAGTAGCAAAGCTCTTAAACCAGCATACCGGAAAGCCGGTAGAAATATATCAGAAGGTTGGAAGATTTAAAGACTTTGATGGAATGAAAAAGTTATTCAAGGTCGATGCTACTATTCACTATGAACCGGTTTCAGATATTCTAAGCATCGGATTCATGAAGCATGGGTTTTTTGAAACCGATTCGTTTTCCCTTATTAAGGCTAACGGATTTCCTCAATTTAACCTAGAACAAACTATTGATCTACCAGAAAAATTTGTTACTATGCAGTTTGATGGTAACAAGTATTCTCATGTCGTTGACCGTATCCTAAGAGATAAAATCGTACATGAATATAAAAGCCTGGGATATGAGATTTTATTCATTGGTGGTAGTGCTTCTGATAAAAGATTTAATCCTAAGCATACTGAACTGGCAACAGAAAATACTATCCAGGCACTACAGAAAGCGGATCACCATATTGGTGTCGATTCGGCAATGATGCATCTAGCTAAATTCTGTATCGAGCCTAAAAATATTATTACGTATGTAGGAAAAAATGAGCCGCACGGACTGAGTTCTTTTTCTTACATTCTAAGAGAGCTTGGGATGGAAATTAGGGTAGTAGAATGAAAGTAGATATTAGTATTGGTGAGCTTTTTGATAAAATCACTATTCTAAAAATTAAAGTTAACAAGGGAATTATTGAAGCTCATAAAGAATTAGATATCCTAGAACGAATCTCAAATAAGTTTTACCATGGCGTTATTCCCCCACTGGTTTCTACCTTGTATGAGATTAATGCCCAGTGCTGGGAAATAGAAGATAGGAAGCGGCAGCATGAAAGGGATAAGGACTTTGGAGATGATTTTATCCAGTTAGCCCGGAGCGTATACATCATGAACGATTTGCGTGCGCACGTTAAAAAACAAATTAATGAGCTGAGCAATTCTGAGATTATGGAATATAAGAAGCATGCGTAAAATTGGTATTGTAAGCGGGGGATTTGATCCATTACACTCCGGACATATCAATTATATTTTAGAAGCTTCTAAGCTGTGTGATTACCTATACATTGGACCTAATAGTGACGAATGGCTCCGTCGTAAAAAAGGTCGGGAGTTTATGGAATGGAAAGAGCGAGCCAACATAATTAGGCATTTAAATCTAGAATGTCCGTTTGGAGTTTTAGCTTTTAACGATGATGATATTGGTTCAGCTATTAATTTAATTAAGATAGTAGATGGGTTAGAACAAAATTGTAACATTGTCTTCATGAATGGTGGAGACAGAAATAGTACTAATATTCCTGAAGAAAAACTAAAGTTGAATGGCTCTAATACTCTGTCCTTTCAATTTGGTATAGGTGGAGAACACAAATCGAATTCATCAAGTAAGATTCTAAATGATTGGAAAACCCAGAAGACCTATCGCAATTGGGGATACTGGAGGGTTCTAGATGATAAGCAACCTAGAGTGGGGCAGAAAGTAAAAGAACTAGTTATCAACCCAGGACAAAGCTTATCGGATCAAAGACATACCTATAGAAGTGAAGAATGGCATGTCTTAGAAGGAACTGTGGAAATGTTACTGGAACTTCCCAATGGCCACGTTCAAACGCAAGTATTATCCGAACATACCTCTTTTACAATCAGTCCAGGAACATGGCATAAGGTATCTAATAAATTAGATGTACCAGCACATATTGTTGAAATTCAGTATGGAATCAAATGCATAGAAGATGATATTGAAAGAAGAGATTAATGAAAAAACGTGCACTTATTACCGGAATTACAGGACAGGATGGAGCATATCTTGCTAAGTTTCTTTTAGATAAAGACTATGAGGTTTACGGATTTGCTTCACGAAGAGTAAATCAGAGCTATAGTAACCTAGACTATTTTGGAATTACTAATGACATTAATATAGTTTTTGGAGATATTACTGATCAGTCAAGTATCAATCATGCTGTAAAAACCTCCCGACCCCATGAGGTATATAACTTAGCAGCTATGAGCTTTGTAGGTCTTAGCTGGCAAGAACCTATTCACACTGCTCAGGTTGACGGGATGGGACCTTTATATCTTTTAGAGTCTATCCGTAACTTTTCTCCTAATGCTAAGATGTATCAGGCTTCTACTTCTGAAATGTATGGTAACAACTGGGAAGCTGACTTTACTCAGAATGAAAATACTACATTTAGGCCTAGGTCTCCATATGGGTCAGCTAAGGTCTTTGCCCACCACTCTACCGTAAACTACCGGGAAAGCTATGATCTTTTCGCATGTTGTGGTATTCTATTCAACCACGAATCACCTATTCGGGGATTAGAATTTGTAACACGTAAAATTACTGATGGAGTAGCTAGGATTAAGCATGGTCTTTCTGATAGGATTGAGCTCGGCAATCTTGATGCCAGAAGGGATTGGGGATTTGCTGGTGACTATGTAGAAGCTATGTGGATGATGCTTCAGCAAGAAACCCCAGACGATTATGTTATTGCAACAGGGAATACCTGGAGTATTAGAGATCTTTTAACCTTAGCTTTTGAATATGCAGACATTAAGGATTGGGATAGATATATTGTACAAAATCCTAAATTCATGAGGCCTGCCGAGGTACCACATTTAAAAGGTGATCCGAGTAAGGCTAAAAATGATTTAGGATGGGAACCTAAGACTAGTTTTCAAGACTTGGTTTCCATGATGGTGAAGGAAGACATTAGTCGTTTGGGATAGTTATAATGAGAGAATTAGCTTATAATACTAGACATAGTATGGAAGACATCGTAAGTACTATGGCTAAATTAACCCCTAAGTCTACTAACATGACCCCTGTTAGAGTGGGTTGTAGTAATGACGGTGGATATATTCTATTAAAAGAATTATTGGATGGAAGTATCTCCTATTCGTTTGGGGTAGGAAGAATGACCCAGTTCGAACAGGATATGGCATCCAGGAATTATACTAATTACATGTATGATCCATATATCTACTCTCCAAATGTTTCTGGCAGCAAATATGTTTTTAAAAAATTAGGGGTATCCGATCGAGATACTCAGAGCATGAGAACAATAGAAACTATCATAAAAGAAAACGACCATACTGATGAACAGAACATGATTCTACAGTGTGATATTGAGGGATCTGAATTTGATATTTTTACAGATACCCCGGATGAGGTACTAAACCAATTTTCACAAATCGTAATAGAATATCATTGGCTGGATCACTGTATCATGGATACGGGGGATTTTAAGGGGGTAAATGTTAACTACCAAAAAATGAAGAATACCTTCTACAAGCTATCAAATAATTTTACACCATTTCACGTGCATGGTAATAACTGGGTAGATTATTTCCTGTTGAATGGAAGCATTGTCCCCGAGGTTATTGAAGTTTCATATGTGAGAAATGATCTGGTAGAATTCAATAATAGTAAATTGTCTTTCCCTACTGCTATCGATGCACCTAATAATAGAAATAAAAAAGATATCCCGCTGGGTAGTTTTTCTTGGAGTTAAAAATGTACGATAAAGCTTTTCTGACTGGATCCGATGAAAACAACGAATGGATGTTAGAGTGGTGGCTGGAAAACTATAAAATGCACAATAGTCTTCCTGTCATCTTTGCTGACTTTGGCGTATCAAAGAAGATGCGCAAATGGGTAGAACAAAACTTCGGTCAGGTACTTGATTTGCCCGAGGCTATTAACATATCTTGGTTTATGAAACCACTAGCTATGCTTACATCAACCGATTATTCTAAAAAAGTATGTTGGATTGATACCGACTGCCACATTCTTAAGCCTATTGAAGATGTATTTAAATATGTTACCCCCAATAAACTTTCCATGGTAAGAGATAAACCGTGGACTGATAGGTTTCTAGAGACGTGGCACAACTCAGGAGTAGTTGCTTTTGAGGGTGTACCAGAAATCCTAATGGCATGGGAAAATCGGTGTAGGTCTACCCAGGCCCGAGGGGATCAGGAGGTTCTTCACGATATGATGGGTGGAGACGAATTGCGGCGGAGAATCTATATTGAAGATATCCCCAATACGTATAACTGGTTAAGGCTCCAGGTAAATAAGGGACATGACAGTCCGAATAAGAAAATTATGCACTGGACTGGCCCGAAGGGAAAAGATATTATTAGAGAGCTTATTGGAGAGGACTGATTATATAATGCCGCATATCTTAAAAATTAATGGGGTTTATTCTTTACCCTCTCAGGTTGCAAATACATCTCCGGAAAAAAAATTTGACCATATTTTCGAAAGTGGTGTATGGGCAAGGTCTACTCGAGGTGAAAGTGTTTCTGGTACAGGATCGATGCTAGAAAATACTCAGATATACAGACGACAGCTTAAACTTTTTCTGAAGTCGTTTTCTGAAAAACGAAATCGAAAGGTTAAGTTCTTTGACGGAGCATGTGGTGATCTTAATTGGGTAAAAGAGTATTTTACTGATTCTGAAATGACTGAGGTGCTTGATTACATCGGAGGGGATATTTCGGGTAAACTGATCCAAACCTTAAAAAATAAATATCCTAACATCAATCTTTTTAAATTTAATATGATTGAAGATAAGTTTCCTGAAGCTGATATCTTCCATGCTAGACACGTTTTGTTTCATTTGAGTTTGTCTGATATCTATCAAACACTGAAAAATTTTACAAGCTCTAATATTGAGTATGCTCTGATCACTAACCATTTTTTACCAGATGTAGTAACCCATGACATCCCCACTGGGAGCTTTAGATTTTTAGATTTGACCAATTATCCTTTCTATCTTCCTAAACCTCATAATTGGCTATTAGACAGTAAGCCATTAACTGATAGAGTACCATTTGCTTCAGGCTTATGGGACCAAGAGCAAATTAAGATTGGTATTAAAAACTACGAAGAGAATACGAAGTAATGACCGAAAAAGTTATTCATGTTGTTGGTAATGGAGATAATGCAGTTTGGTTTGATAACGAGAAAGCTGAGGGTCTCCGTGTAATCTGTAATAAGCCGGTGGTTAGGGTGGACAAGGTTCACACTTGCTGTATTGTTGACTTTAAGATGATGAGAGCTCTGACTGAAGGTAGTGTTAACCTTGATCAGTATACCTGGGTTCTTGGATATCGACCCAAGATTCATATGGAAAAGAATCCGGCTTTTAATATGCGTCATGCCGGTCATATTCGGGAATATTATCTTACCCTCCCGCCATATGCAGGCAAGGGTGGACCAGGATACACCAACTTTAACTGTGGACACTTTGCTACCCACTATGCAGCTAACAAGCTAAAGGGTACAGAGATTCATATGTACGGGTTTGACTGTATCTTTGATTTTACTACTAGATCGATGACGGACTTCTTCCTTCCATCTGACCGTGGTGACAATAATACAGTACGACTGACTAACGTATGGCGTGGCATCTTTGCTGGAATCTTTAAGGAATTTCCTGACACTAAGTTTGTTCTTCATCACAAGCACGACAACATCAAAGTACCTAAGCTTGACAATATGAAAATCGTAGTACACAGTAAAAAGAAATGAAGCACTACCCATTCGAATTAGTTAGACAAAGTGATCTGAGTTACGACTACGAGTTCTATGACGGAGACGATAAGATATCTGCCGTGCTTGCTCATGACGGTGATGGACACTATTTTGCCCATTATGTAAGATTGGTTAAAGGAGAAGATGGTAGATACACTAGATTTGCTACCATGTCTCACAGCTCTCCTAACTCAAGAAAGCTATTTTTTACATTAGCACATATTTGTCTTCAGTTCGGTACCGTAGACAATCCTGACTTTGAGTCTATTAACTTTGACTTCGTCACAGACAAGGTACATTCAAGGATAGAGATATTCCTAATTCTAGTAAGTCGAATCATGCCACCTGAGTTTGAACTTTTCATGGATGATGAACAGAATGTCCTGTATATTATGCGGCGGGAAAAAAGTTGAAAAAAATGGAAAAAAAGTGAATTAGGGGGGTTTACATTTAAAGCCAGATACATTATATTAGTAGTGTAATCAAAGAGAAAGGCTTTAAAAGATGTCACATGAAATTGAATTCGTAAACGGTACCGCTCAGATGGCTTACGCAGGTGCTACCCCTTGGCACGGTCTGGGTACTGAAGTTTCCGACGATATCTCTACTGACGATATGATGAAGGCAGCAGGTCTGGACTGGACCGTCACTAAGCAGCCTATGTACTACATGGATGATCTTGGTGAGCTTGGTGAAGTACCAGGTAAGGCTGCACTCGTACGCTCCTCTGATAAAAAGGTACTGGACACTGTAGGCGAAGGCTGGAACCCAGTACAAAACCAAGAAGCTTTCGACTTCTTCCGCCAGTTCGTAGATGCTGGTGATATGCAGATGCACACTGCTGGTTCCCTTAAAGGTGGTAAGATGGTCTGGGCGTTGGCTAAGATCAACGACGGCTTCACCATCAAGACCCCACAAGGCGAAGACACGGTAGAGTCCTACCTCCTCTTCTCCAACCCACACCAGTACGGCAAGTCAATCGACGTACGATTCACTCCAATCCGCGTGGTGTGCAACAACACTCTCACTCTTTCCGTTAACCAGAAGGTAGACAACTACGTTCGCATGGGTCACCAGACTCCATTCGACGCATCTGCTGCTATGGAAACTCTTGGTATGGCTCAGCAGAAGCTTGAGACCTACAAGGAAGCAGCCGAGTACCTCTGCCAGAAGACTTACACCTCTGAGCAGATGCTTAACTACTTCAACCAGGTATTCCCATCTGCTTCTGAAAACGCCTCTTACAAGGCACGTGAAGCACAAGAGGTTATGCACACCCAAGCAGGTGCCAACCTCGGTGAAGGCACCTTCTGGCAACTCTTCAACACAGTAACTTACATGACTGACCACACCATGGGTCGGAACAATGACACCCGTCTTCAGTCTTCTTGGTACGGCACTAACGCCAACCTGAAGAAGAAGGCACTTGAACTCGCAGTCGCAGCATAGGAGATTATATAATGACTTTCAACTCAGATAGCAGTTTCTTCCCCACCTTCCTTGAAAAGGTCCAGAAAGGTTTGGTAGACGTCCGCTTTGAAAAGGCGGACGGTACCCAGACCAACCGTAAGGTAACCTTATCCCCTACCTGGATTCCAGACGATCAGCCTGGTGTCCAGCAACCAGAGTACGAAGACCTGATGGAAAGCCTAGATACTATTCTAGACCAAGACTACCTCCGGGTCTACAGCATCACTGATCAAGGCTGGCGTACGATCAAACCCAGCAAACTGATTAGTTGGTTTACAGGATAAAAAAAGTTCACTTAGGGGGTTTACAAAGCTCCCTAAGTGTATTATATAAGTAGTATTAATTAATTGATTTTGGATTTTTTGATATGCGTATTTTGATGTACACAACTGCTTTCGTCCTCGGTGCCATTGTTGGGTTCTATGCCTATAATTCTTTTGCTGAAGAGCTTGACTGTAACCAGGTTAACCTAGGCGAGTATGATTATACTGACGTGTCTACTAATCGTCCCACTCGTAACAATAATCCTGGTAACATCCGTAAGACTAAGAGGAACTACTATGGCGAAACTTCTAATGACCCAGCCTTTGAGTCGTTCGCTACTCCTGAATGGGGATATGCAGCTATGTTTGATCTTCTTGACCGCCTGTACTCTGGACTCACTCTAAGCGAAGCCATCTATAAGTGGGCTCCTCCGTCCGAAAATAATACCGAGCGGTATGTTAACTTTGTATCTGACAATACTGGCTACGACCGTGATTCCTATGTAATTGATGTCAGTAATCCTAGCATCATTAACGTTGCACAAAACATGTCCATCCTAGAAGGTATGAAAGGCTTCACTAATGGAGATATCCTTCTTGGATATATGATTTGGGAATATTGCTACATGCCTATTAACCACGCTAACAAAGCACAGGATACTGAAAAGGGACGAATGTAAATGGTTGATATGAAAAAAGCAGAAGTAGGTGATACGGTAGTCTTCCGTGATGGACAACAAAGACAAGTTGTAAATGTATGTCTTTTGAATAACGCAGAGGGTGACTATACAGAACTTGGAGGCTATGTAACTTTACCCATTGGAGCCGATGCTGATGACATTGTTGAAGTTATTCCTAAAGAGGATGATGAATAATGGATATTAAGATTGAAACGGTTACAGTGACAGCAGGTGATGACAAGCGCTCTCTAAAAGAAGATTGGACAGTCGAAATGGAGGAGCCTGTTGTCTGGCCCCCTGTTGAAATCCAAATTGAAGAAGTGGGTAAAATTCTAATGAAAGAGATTTTGAAGGATGATGAAGAATAATGAATAGTTATGACAAAAGACTGATTGAACGTCTAAGAAACTGGGAAAAGGTATATCCAGAAGACGAAGACAAACCTGAAGGTGATCTTTACCTAGAAGCGGCAGAAAGAATTGTTGAGTTATTAAAGGATCAAGATGATAGATGATTTTGAATTAAAACAGTCCACCAATTATGTTAAGGCAATAGATATTATTTTGCTCCATGAAGACATTGACCAGCTAAAAGATTTGGAAAGATATTGCCAACATCGTATTAAACAATTAGAGGTTGAGAATGAAAGCACAAACGCCTTACATCACCCTTCTTAGAGCGATGAAGGAGTTTAAACCAAAAAGTAGGATTAAACGATTTATAATGAAATTTTTTAGGAGAAGCTAAAATGAAATATCTCATAGCAGCACTGTTTGCTTTGATACCTAATGTTGCTATGAGCCAAGCGATGAATAAGGTTGATATGATTACAGAGTTTTCTGACATAGCAACCTTGATTGCAGCAGAAGTCTTGCAATGCGGTGAAACCAATAAAGAGCGAGTCTTAGCATTCAACGGAATCTTTGACTCGTTTATGCTTTATACAGCAGAGCAGGAAGGTGTAGACCTTACACAGCAAGACATAGAAGCATATAAACTCGGTATCCTTATGCAGCAGTACGAGGGCATGATGGTAGCACATGCTAATCAAGGATGTGATAGCATTAACAGAATTATTGATATGTACGATGAGCGAATGCACTATGCTGATAGCGTGTATGATTACTATCAGCCATTAGACTCGTTATAAATATATAAAATATAATTTTTAGGGTTACACCAATGGCTATTAAATCCTCTGGAGAACTGTCTTTTAAAAACGATATTGTAAATGAATATCTTATTGATGACACTGCGCTGGAAGATAATTATCCTTACAAATTAGGAGCCTATTTTCGTAATAGAGGAAAAGTTCCAGATTATCCTGAAAATGCAGGAATCCCTGCTTATATAGCTGGTCAGCCTCTATCTCCTTTACGATTCAGTGACTTCTATGATACGACAGTTACCAATCAAATTGAATTTAATATTACAAGCTCTGATATTTCTGGAGGAAGTGTTAATCTTTATAGTAAAGCTCAGGAGAAAAGCGGAAAGAGCCCAGCCAACAATCAAATGAAAGGTCCATTTGTAGTTACGATTAAATCGGGAACTACAATTTCCAGGACATGCTACCTCGGTGGAAATTTTGAGGACTTGACTATTATTGTGGAAAGCGGAGCTTATATATACGGAAAAGGAGCTAACGGAGGCTCTAATAGTAATGGCCCGGGAATCTATATCAATTCTACTACTGGACCTCTAACCATTATTAATAATGGATGGATTGCTTCTGGAGGAAAAGGAGGAAATTCAAACACTGCCTCGGCCACGGCCTTTGGGTCTTGGGGAAATCATAGTGTTAGCGTCGTTGCTGGAGGCGGTGGTGGACAAGGGGGAGGAAGTGGAGTAGGTTCTTCTGCTTATGGTTCGATGGGAGCATATTCTTCAAGCTCTAGTGGTAGTACCGGTGGTTATCGTGACAGAATCGGCAGCCCCGGATCTGTTAGCAGAGGATCCGGAGGATCCGGAGGATCCGGAGGAGGAGGAGGCGGAGCAGCAACTGGCGCCGTTCAGAATAATCGCAGGAGAAGCGATGGCTGGGCTCTAAGAGCGATCAGTTCCGGAGGCGGCGGCAGTGGTACTTCTCCCTCTAGCGGAGGTAGTGGATTTGCTGCTTATACGTATGCTGATCCCAGCGGTGCGGACAATTTTAAGACCGCGAGTGCACGTACTACCGGCTCAGGGGGAGGCTCCTGGGGAACGGGATCATTTAATGCGATTCATGGAACAGCAAATTCTAGCAGCTATACTTACAGTGGAAGTGGGACTAAGTACGGATAATGACAACAGAAATCACAGGGTACTGCCATTTAACAGTAGATCAATATTCACTAACAGATTCTACGTATCAATTAGAATTCAGTACTTATAGAAAAGATTTTGATACTCTAGATTCTGCGAATACCTTTTTACATTCCAGAATCGTATCTTCAGTAAACGATAGCTTCTCTCCGGAAGACTTTAAGGTTACAAGAATTGTACCTAAAACTATCATTCATCCTATTACTAAAGAAGAGCTTGATGCTAAAGGTATAACAGAAGTTACTGATGTAAACGATTCTTCTTATACAGAATCCGATATTTTTGAAGTTGGTTTGCCTACCCCAGATGAATATTCTCCGATTGAGATTCAAGGAATATCTTCTCTTAGGTCCCAGTTGAAAGAGTGTCTAAAAAATAAAGCAGAGTATATTGCTACTGTAGATAAAATTTCAAAAATTATTTGCTCTTATGACAGTGACGGATTTGGAAACACTGTAGATATGATTTACGTTACAGAAGAACTTGATTCCAATACAATTATCTTTAGCAAGGACGAGTTTAATGTTTAATGAATTTTATGAAACAAAGTTTTTAGGAGACGTAAAACTTTCCTCCGGAAAAAATGGCTGGAGGTATTCTTGGAAGGGAAATAACCCGGAGAATACTTTTATCTATAAAATAGAACAAGATAGTATTGATCCGGAAATTTGGAACACTGGTTGGATCATGTACACTTTCGAAAATCAAAAAGAAGATAAGAGGTACTATAGTGAAACCATCGATTGGGAAGAAATTCCGGATTTGAACTTATTCTACGGAACTATTAAATCTTCTCTTCTGGACTTTATTGATAGAAACCTAGACCATTCTAAAATTACGTATGAACCATCTCTTCATGAAGAAGAGAATGGATTACATCTTAATATGATAGAAGAAATTATTCAGGAGCGTCCAGCCCTAAGCTATCACATCGATAATCATTTAGTCTATATTTCAAAATAAGGGTTTACAAACCCTTTTACCTGTGATAAACTATCCTTCTAACATAAGGAGTATATACTATGGCCTCACTTAAAAATAAGCTACGTAAGAAGCACTACGATACACAGTTCCGTAAGAAGAAGCGGCTTGATAAGCTCGCTGCTTTTGATATGGACTATGCTCACAGTCACAACATGGACGATATCCTGTCGGGCAACGAAGCGTATCAAGAGTTTCTCTACGAGAAAAATAATGGATATTGAGTACAAAATCCTAAGTCGGAAACGATTCTGTGATATGGTGGAGGAGTACATCTACATGAAGGATGTACCCTACATCGATGCCGTGATTGATCTAATGGATGAGCATGAGATAGAAGCGGATCGAATACCAAATTTAATTAACACATCGATTAGGGACAAGATTGAAGCTGAGGCTCGTGATCTTAACTTCCTAGAACAAATTAACAAGTTGCCATTATGAAAAGATTGAGAAATTTTATGTTACGTTTAATTGGAATGTACATCCCCTTTGTCCTGGTTATCCTGGGCATCGGAGCATGTAGCTATATCTACAAGGATAACTTCCTTGATAGATTTAAGCAAGAGGAGACGGTAGATGCACCAGAATCACCCGTACTGGAGAGTGAGGAAGAGCCCGTTATCGTGGAAGAACCAGTTATTGAAGAGGAGCAGCCTGATGCCGTGGAAGTGGATGCCAATGAAGGGGAGCTATCAGCAGGTACCTTACCCGGAATCGGAGAGTGTATCTGCCCAAATCAAAGCACCTCAGCTCTGGAAGAAAAATGATATCGAGGATGATGGGTTTATTACCGTTCACCCAAATCTTGAACCGATGGAAGTAGAGGAAGGGTCAATCACTTTTCCTAAGGACTAGATAATGCTATTTAAATTCAAGAATCCTAAAATTGTTTTGGATTGTTTTACTAGCGATCCTATGGCATATGAGCTGGGTAAGATCAACTATGGTAAAAATTTTTACCCGGAATGGTTTAAGAAAACTCCTCTAATAATGAATAATCATAGTACTATCAGATCGTGCTTAGGACTGACAGACTTTTATAAAACAGGGATTGTAATTCCTTCTTGGTTTTCTTTAAAGATTGATATTCTTCCGAATGAAGACGGGTCAATATATTACGATTATTTTTTCAATAGTCATGGACCAGGATTAAGTAATCATAATAAATCCCAGTATTCTAATTTCAGTGATAATACGAAAGAAAATTTAAAGATTAGTACCCCATGGGCTTTTAGATGTAATAAGAATATTAAATTTGTATGGTCACAGCCTACCTGGCATGATCACAATATTTTAAGTAACATGCATTTACTTCCTGCGGTATTAGATTTTTACAATCAAAATACAGCAAATATTAGTTGGATGATAACATCTAAAACTGTAAACAGCACGATTGAAATAAACCCGTTGGACCCTCTAGTGATTCTTCACCCTATGACCGAGAAAAAAGTATTTCTAAAAAATCACTTAGTTAGCGAAAAGGAATATCTTAAAATAACATCATTAGATTTGTCAGTAATGACAGATAGTCCGAATCACGCCCGTGGCTTGTACCAGAAAAAAATAAAGATTAAACAGAAACAGAAGGAATTAGAAAAATGTCCAGTTCATAGTACAGATCATACAAAAAAGTAGTTTACATACAACAAACAATACAGTATAATACACACTTTAATACTTCAGTCAATACAAGGAATATACATATGACACTCGCAGCTCTTAAGAAATCCCGTAGCTCTTCTATCGACAAGCTCGTCAATGCAGCAGCTTCTCTCAATGAATCCTCCGAACAGCGTACTGGTCCAGAT